TCACTTCCTCAAACTGACGGACGGATGAGCGCGCCTCATCGACAGTGCCTTGTGCAGGATTCTTTCGCTCCGGCCACAATGAGAGATGGCCGCTTGCACATCGCTAGGCACGGCCTGGACAAAGTGAAAAATACCAGTCCGCAGGACGGTATAGGGGGGATGCTTGCGCTGCATTTCCGGCCTCCGCTTGCCAAAAACTTTACCAGTTGATGGCCGCGAACCCATAGTTTGGGGCTAAGGTGGCGGAAATGCAGGCGCTTCAGGGGAGAGTGGCGACCCCAGCAGGACTCGAACCTGCAGCCTACGGATTAGAAGTCCGTTGCTCTATCCAGTTGAGCTATGGGGCCTAGCCGGGACCGGGTCAGCCGATGACGCGGTCGTAGCGGAAATTATCGGCGTAGCTTTTCGGACGGATCTTGCGGTCGTGCTCGTCTTGCACGACGTAGTCCAGGCCCTTGCGCTGGGCATAGGCGATGGCTTCTTCCTTGGTGGCGAAGCGCAGCTTGACCTGGGACAGGGTGTCCCGGGAGCTGACCCAGCCCATCAGCGGATCGGCCTCGCGCGGGGCGGCGGGTTCATGTTCGGCGATCCACATCCGGGTGTTGCCGCGCCCAGACTGCATGGCGGTTTTGGCAGGACGGTAGATGCGAATACGCATGGACGGAGTTCCCTCGACAGATGATCCGGGGCGGTTGTATCCCAACCCGCCCGGGGTGGCAATCCCCACCCGTGAGATATGGGAGCAAAACCTTCCGACTGAAGACAGGGGGCATCTCAATTGCCGCGTTCCGGCCCGACGACCGCAGCGGCCTGAAGCCCTTCCCCGTCAACGGTTTCAGTGACTTAGCACGCGGCCGGCAAAGCTTCAAGGATTCCGGCGGAGTGCCCTCTGTCCGTCAGGCATGTCCGTTCCTCGGCCTATCTGCACAGGGCGGCGATCGTCGACCACGATCATCGCTCGCAGCCTCTCTTGCAGTTCCGGGACCTGATTGTCGTTGGCTTGCCCCAGGCGCTGGAGCGCGAGGCCCCGTAGAAGGGCCAGGGTCGCCGGGCTGAAGTTGCGTTGAAGGGCGGCCGCCTCGAGGGCGGTCATGAAGGGGAGGGGGGTGTGCGGCTTCATCATCATGGGGACATGAAACAGCAACCAAAGGGGTAAAAATATGGCAGCGGCAGGTGACAATTTTGGCGCCGCCATGGCCGGAAAAAGCCCTTGGCGGGGCAGCCTTCAGCCGCAGTAAGATCTTGAGCCGCGACGGCAAGCACCGGATCGCGGCTCAAGAGGTTGCGGGAAGAGGAGAGCCTGAAGACGAAGCGTAGCTAATGCAATGCCTTGACGGAGGCCACATCCCTGGCAACCAGTGCCGCGGCTTCGATCATCAGCGCAAGATGGATCAGCCCTGCTTCCGCCGCTTCCTCGGCCAGGCAGGCCAGTGCCACGGCCAGCGCCCGGGCCACCTGTTCGGGAGTGCGAGATTCGTTGTTGCTATAGGTCGGCATATCAAACCCCCATAATGAATGTGAGGGTTTGATGCTGGCAGGGGTAGATATTATCCGTATACGAAGGATGTGCCGGATTTCCCACCAAGGGCAATGGCCCGGTGAATTCTTCACCTTGCAGGAAAATGGCAAACTTCCGGCCGCGCCTGTTCGGGGCGCCGGTCATATGCTTGATATTTTAGGGAATTGTGGTCGGGGCGAGAGGATTCGAACCTCCGGCATCCAGCTCCCAAAGCTGGCGCTCTACCAGGCTGAGCTACACCCCGTGCCGCGCTTTGTAAGGGGTTTTAGACACTTTGGCAAGCCTCCCAGACAGGAACAATTTGGCACATTTCGGTAGGTTTCGGGAATGCAGTCCCGGAATAATCCCGAACAATGTTCTATTAGTGTTCTAATTTTCCCTTCCTCTAGCGGGAGAGACAGAGGCGGAGGGGAATGACCGGCGTAGGCCCACCTGGACATCAGCATGTGATTAGATCCAGCAGCATCGTAGGAAACGTGCTGATGCCTTTCTGCCTCTATAGGAGGGTACGAAAAAAATTGACCATCGGAAAAAGGTAATTTTGGTAATTTCCTCTCATTAAGGGGGCAAAAGCCAAGGGAATATGCGGAATACAAGAACATTCTAATATAGTAATTTTTGAGTAATTTAGGAGTAACAGGATTACCTTTGCCTGGGGTAACTCGGGCTTGAAAATTTTCCTTTTAATAACAAAGGATTAGTCGGCTGTTACCTTTTCAGTTACCAAAGATTACCCGATGAAGGTAACTTTTTTGTCCTGCAATTTCAGGCTCTTAGGGGAACCTTTCCCGCTCTATAACCAAGATTACCTTTTTCCGACGCCGTTCCGAAATTGTCCTGCGGCAGCTACCCCTGGAGCCCGTGACATGCGTGCGCGTTCTGCAGATCCGCGCAGAGATCTGCAGATATCATCCTGCTGTCTGTATCGCCTTGAAGGCGGCTCCCCAGGCCGTTTCCAGAGGAATCTGCGGCGCAGAAATTGAGGCACGTTTTGATCGCAGGCGAGGCGGGGGGAGAGTGCGTTTGGCGGGCCGGTTTCCGGGGCAGGGGGCGGCCAGTGGTCGGTTCGGGCAGGGGGAAGGTAGGGAGAGGTCGGGGCTGCCCTCCTGGCGGTGTGCAGGAGGCAGGAAAGGTTTCTTCTGGTGGGTGTGCGCTCGTTAGGGTAATTCAACCTTGTTGAACGCAATCCTGGAGGGCTCCATGAAGATCCGCACCACCTTCCGCGCGACCGTTCTTGCCGTGGCGATCGGCGTCGCAGGCATGTCCGTCGTTTCCGCTCAGGAAGGGATGTGTTTGGAAGGCACTGCCGCGAACAGCTTCCCAGCTTGGGAATTCATCGCCAACAATGCTGTCCGGACTGCCGATGCCTATGCGGTCGAGCGCAATCCCCGGGCAACCTTCATCCTGGGGAAGGTCTCAGCCCTTCTGCAGTTCGGCGGGGAGTACAAGGGCCAGTATCTGGTCCATGTGGTGAAAGAGGGAGCCAGCGGCACCGCCTTTGCCGTGCTGAAGCCGAACTTCCCCTTCTGCGAGGATCCGGGCGAGCTGGATGACGAGCGGGCGGACCTTTTCACGGTCATCTCGGCCAAGTTCAACGGCCAGCCCTTCTGAGCTTGTCCTTTTATTGCGCATGGAACATAATGGGAACGTCGGGGGCGTGAGGTTCAACTATCTTGTGAGGCGACCATGCCTTGTACTGTCGACTGTTTCGTTACGTTTTCTGCCGATAATCATAGCTTCCACCTCTGTTTTCCTGGAGTGTCTCCCGAAGCAACTACTTGGGTCGACCTTAAGGGAAAAAATCCAGATGAGGTTTATGAAGAGGTGAGCGGGATGGGGTTTGAACCCGACAATCTTGTAAAATATCCCAAGCCAGGAAGTGGTGTTTTCTTTTATCGCTACTGAAACACTCTCTTCTTCGCATAAGTAACATTGCGTAATTGTGCTTCATGAGCACGAAAAAGGCCCCGCCACCTTCCCGGTCGCGGGGCCTTCATCTTCCTGGTTCCGATCGTGGCTATTCGGCTTCGGCGGCGATGGAATAGGGCTCGAACACCACGGCCTCGACGCCAGCCCAGTCGTTGATGTCGCGGAAGGTGGCCATCAGCGGTTCGAGCTCGTTCTTGGCGAAGACCCGGGCCGCCTTGTCGACATCGCCGAAACCGCCGACATTGTTGGGGATGATGCCCATCAGCTGGGGCGGTACGCGATGCACGGCCATGACGTCGTCGCGGGTCACGTTCTTCAGCGTCAGGAATTCGTCCTTGGCGGCCACCTCGGCGATCGGGATGACCTTCAGCCCGTCGGCCTTGCCATTGGGCGCATACATGAACAGGTTGCGGAAGTTCCCCGGTCCCTTGGCGTCGCGCAGGGCCTGGCGCAGCCCGTCGATGTCTTCCTGGTTATGCGCTGCGTCGGTCATGTAGAGGATGAAGCCGGCATGTGATCCGTTCACATAGTATTTCCGCCGGAACAGCGTTGCCGCCTCGTTCAGCAGCGCCGACTGAATGGCTGCCGTATAGCCGGGCATACCATAGATCTCCTGGTTGATGTCCGGCTCCATCAGATGGCAGACCTCGCCCTCGATGGGCCGTTCCTCGCCGTCGATCAGCAGCAGAAAGCCGCCATCCCGGTTGCGCCTGGTCCAGCGCGCCGGTGCCGGCGTCAGGTCCAGCGGCTTGCCCAGCATGTTCGACCGCATCACCGGATAGCCGTTGCCGAAGACCAGGTAATCCCAGGCCAGACGCTTGAAGGCCTGGCGGCTCAGCCACTTGGTCGGCCGGAAGCAGCTGGACAGGATATTCACCTTCACGCCGATGGCCGATTGATGATGGGGGTTGGAGGGCAGAAGCCGGGCCAGGCCGTCGAAAGAGATCGGCGGTTCATAGAAGCGTCCGTTCCAGGCCGAGTGGAAATAGGCCCCCAGTTCCCGCTGATCGAGCACCGGCGTCGGATCGCCGAAGGTGAAGGCCTCCACATGCGGGGCAGGAGCCTGTGCGGCTTGCGCCTGGTTGGGACGGCGGCGGCGATTCTTAGCCATCTACATGATCTCCACGATGTTGTTGCGGCGGCCGCCGGTGCCGCCAGGAAGGTTGTCATTGTCGAAGTCGGTGAAGGATAGGCGGTCGATGGCGTGCATGACCGCCCAGGCGACGTCGGCATGGCCAGTCTCGCGGCCGCGTGCGGCGATAAAGGTCGCTTGCCGCCCGGATGGGGTCTGGGTCTTCTTGATCGACATGAAGGCCATGGCCACGTCGGTGGCGCCGGCGTCGAATTCGAACAGCCGCTTGCTGATCAGGTGCTTGGCCTTCAGCACCATCCTCGTCTTGACCTCGACGCTGTAGGTGATGGCGTGCGCGGCGGGGAAGAAGTTCCGCACCATCTCGAAGACGCCCTGGCCGATCGTGGTGACATCGATGCCGATATGCTCGACCCGGTATTTCAGGGTCAGCTTGCGGATCGCCTCGGCCTGGGCCTGGAAGTCCACGCCGACGAAGCTGATCTTCTCCAGCAGCCGGAACTTGCCGCCATCCACCCGGGGTGGCGCCACCACGACGATCGAGGCCGAATCCTGCGACAGGGCCGGGTCATAGCCGATCCAGACCGGCCCGTCATAGGGCGGCACATGATCCGGCCGCCAGTCTTGCCGCCACGCTTCCCAGGCATCGACCATGCAGCGCTTGAGCTCTTCGAAGGTGAAGAAGGCCGCGCTGTCGTCGACCCAGACGCACATGAACAGATTAGCGAAGTCCTGGTCGTTGTATTCGCGGCGCAGCTGGTCGATGTCGAACAGATCGCAGCCCCGGGCCGCGGCGTCCTCGATGGTGACGATCTGCCGCCATTGCCCATCCGGGCCCAGCGCACCTTCGCGCAGCGCCTGGTGCGATACGTCGATCTCGACCCTCTCGGCCTTGGGGCGGCCCTTGTTGAAGGACTCGCCGGTCCAGAAGGCGTTCGCCTCGTGGCCGATGGTCGAAGGCGTCGAGAAATAGGTGATCCGCCATTTCTTGTGGGTCGCCATGGCGCTGGCGACCTTGCGGAATTCCAGGAATTTCGAGATCCAGGCATATTCGTCCAGATAGACATGCCCGTGATAGGACTGGGCGGTCTTGCTGTTGGTGCCCAGGAAATACAGGGTCGCCCCATTCCATAGCTTGATGGGCGTGCCCTTCAGTTCGACCCCGGTCACGTCCTTGACGAACTGGACGATGTAGTCGCGGAAGACATGGGCCTGGGCCTTGGACGCGCTCAGGAATATCTGGTTGTCGCCGGTGGTGATGGCGTCGATCAGCGCCTCGCGGGCGAAGTACCAGGTCGCGCCGATCTGGCGGGACTTCAGGATGTTGCGCACCCGATGGTGCTTGCGCACCTCGTTCCAGCGGCGCTGGTAATCGAACAGATCCCGGTCCCAGGCCTCCAGCAGCTGCTCGACCTGCTCCTCGGTCAGCTGGTTCTTTTCCTCTGCCTTCTTCTTCCGGCCCTTGTTGCGCTTGGCGATGTTGGGGTTCAGGTCCCCTTCCTTGCCGGAGGCCTCGTATTTCTGGATCCGGGCAGTGCGTTCGAGGATGCGCGTCAGCTGGTCCATCTCGGCCAGGTCGCGTTCGGACTTGTCCGGCTTCGCGATCACCCGCAGCAGGCGCTGCTCGATCTGTGTCTCGATCCGCACCACCACGGGCGTCTTGTCCCACTCGTCGCGCCGCTTCCAGCTGTCGACGGTGCCATAGGGCAGGCCCAGGTTCTTGGCGATCTGGGCACAGCTTTCGCCCTGCCAGTACAGGTTCCGGGCAATCAGGCGCTGGGATCTGCTTTCGTCGTCATCGTGGCTCATGCCAGCAGAGTGGCGTTGCCTGCTTTCGCAGGGCACGCGCGAGGGGTTGGAAAGCCCCAATGGCAACCCCTGGCGGTTTGCGCCCGTCGCCTCCGCGCGATCAGCATGGCCTCTCTACGAGCCTGCAGCCCCGCTCTCAACCACAGGCGAGCCGATGAAGACGAAATTTTACCGTGTGGCGCGATCCGGCAAGACCATCGACGGTCGCGAGATCACCCCGCAGCAGATCGACCAGATGGCGGCCAATTACGATCCGAGTAAGTACGGCGCCCGAATCTGGTGCGAGCATCTGCGTTCCCTTCTGCCCTCGGACACCCCGTTCAAGGCCTATGGCGACGTGCTGGCGCTGAAGGCCGAAACCGATGCCGATGGCGCTCGTGTCTTGCTGGCCCAGGTCGACGCCACCGATGACCTGGTCAAGCTGTCCCAGGAACGCCAGAAGGTCTACTGGTCCATCGAAATGCATCCCAACTTCGCCGGAACCGGCCAAGCCTACATGATGGGCCTCGCCGTCACCGACACGCCGGCTTCGTTGGGCACGGAAATGCTGAAATTCAGCATCCAGAACCGCAGCAGCTTGCCGGGTGCGGACAAGCTGCCCGACCACCTTTATTCCGAAGCCGTCGAAGCCGCCTTCGAGGAAGACGCACCCGAAGACAAGGGGCCGTCCCTGTTCAGCCGGGTCAAAGCCATGCTCAAAGGCCAGCCGGCCAGCGATGACGCCCGCTTCCGCCAGTTGGAAGACAGCTCTCTGGCGATCGCCGAGACGGTTTCGGAACTGCGCCAGGACTTCGCCAAGCTGCCCGATGCGACGGCCATGCAGCAGGACCTGGCCAAGCTGCGCCAGGACCTGGACGCCCTGACCACCAAGCTGAGCGTCACCCCCGGCACTCCGGCCCGGCCCCAGCATCCCGGTACGCCCCAGGGCGCGGCCGACGTCACCGATTGCTGATCAGCTCCGCCGACCCATCACAAGGATCCCCGTTCCATGCGCAACGAAACCCGCGTCGCTTTCAACGCCTATGCCGCGCAGCTGGCGCAGCTGAACGGCGTGCCGAATGTCACCACCAAGTTCAATGTCGCTCCCACGGTCGCGCAGAAGCTCGAAGACCGAATCCAGGAATCGGCTGATTTCCTGAAAGCGATCAACATCATTCCGGTCGACCAGCAGACCGGGGAAACCCTGGGGCTTGGCACCAATTCCCGGGTCGCAGGCCGTACCAATACCGACCAGGCCGACCGCCAGACCCGCAGCATTACCAACATGCGGCCCAAGGGCTATGCCTGCGTCCAGACCAATTTCGACACGCATCTGAAATACGCCCATCTCGATGCCTGGGCCAAGTTCCCGGACTTCCAGACCCGCATCCGCAACCATGTCACCCAGCAGGTGGCGCGTGATCGCCTCACCATCGGCTGGCACGGCACCCATGCGGCGCCCGATACCGACCTGGGCGAAAATCCCATGCTGCAGGACGTCAACAAGGGCTGGCTACAGCACATCCGCGATGATGCCGAGGAACGGGTTCTGGCGGGCGTCAAGATCGGCCCCGGCGGCGATTACACTTCGTTCGACGCGGCGGTCTTCGATGCCGTCAACAGCCTGCTCGACGAATGGCACCGGGAAGATGCCGACCTGATCGTGATCATCGGCAGTGGCCTGCTGACCGACAAATACATGGGTCTGATCGAGAGCGCCGCGTCGACCCCGACCGAGCATGTGGCCATGTCCACCCTGCTGCATACCCGCACCGTGGGCGGCCGCAAGGCCATGACCGTACCGTTCTTCCCCGGCAAGTCGATCCTGATCACCAAGCCCGAGAACCTGTCCATCTACTGGCAGAACGGCACGCATCGCCGACATATCGCGGATAATCCCAAGCGCGACCGGATCGAGGATTACCTGTCGGTCAACGAGGCCTATGTCGTCGAGGATTACGGCGCGGCGGCGCTGATCGAAGGCATCCTGGTGCCCGACGGCGCCGGGGGATGGATGTGATGTCGCTCGCCCGCCGCCATTACGAACGCACAGTCGCGGCCAAGCAGGCTGCGGCGATGCCGCTTCGCCAAGCCGTCGCCGTTCCGGCCTCCGGCAGCCTGCATGACCGCATGCTGGCCCAACTGGGCATTCACAAGGCTGCCCTGAAGGCCATCCAGTCGCGCAAGGGCAAGGCCGAGGCCAAGCTGGGCTTCTTGCAGGACTACGAGGCCTATGTCGAAGGCGTTCTGGCTGCCGGAAATGGCGCCCAGGATACGGTGCTGGTGACGGTCATGATGTGGCGCATCGATGCCGGTCTCTATGCACAGGCGCTGGAGATCGCGGCTTACGCCCTCCGGCACGAGATGGCCATGCCGGATGGTTGGGCGCGTGACCTCCCGACTTCTCTCCTCGAAGAGCTGGCGGAACAGGCCCTGACCGATCCCGAGAACCAGGACCTGGCCGTGGCGCTGGGTGATGCCCTGGACCTGACCGAAGGGAAGGACATGCCCGACGAGGTGCGGGCCAAGGCTCTGAAAGCCCTGGGGATGATGGTCAAGGACAGCGACGTCGAGCGCGCCATCGGCTTGCTTGAGGAGGCCTGTACCCTCGATCCCCGCTGCGGGGTCAAGACCGAGCTGAAGCGTCTCAAGAAGGTCACCGATAACGATTCCGCCGACACCGAGCCCGGCGATTGATCTCCCCCCGACGGCGACGGCGTGGGGAAGGGGGCAATGCCTTCAGGCTGAACTTTCTTCTTCCACCGTCGCCGTCTCTTTTTTGAGGTCGAGACCGTGAGTAGCAGCTTCATCCCCTCCAGCGGCACCGGCCCGGCAGACCAGGCCGTCGAGAACGATGGCTGGTATCCCGACCTGTCCGTCGCGGAAATGCGCGGCGCGACCGGCCTGGGGCAGATCTTCGGCGCCGAGCGGGTGGCGGCGGTGATCCAGGCGGCCATGATCGAAGTCAATGCCGGTATCGCGGCATGGCGCGCCCAGCAGGTTGCCGAAAGCCTCGATCAGGTTCCTGCAGACAGCTATGGGGGGCAGTCCGCCAAGCTGCTGCTTTACAAGACCGGGGTCTATGCCCGTGCCCGGGCCATGCTGCTGGATGCCACCCGCGACTACGACAGCACCAAGTCCGGTCACCAGCGTGCCGATGCGCTCGAGGAAACCGTGGATGGATGGTTGCGGCAGTCCAGCGAGGCGCTGGCCCGGTTGACCGGCCGTCCGCGGACGGTGGTGGAGTTGATCTGATGGCGACGGTGGTCCACAGCCGCCAGGGCGATACCGCGGACCTGATCGCCGACCGCTATTACGACGGCGATACCAGCATGGTCACCGCCATTCTCGAAGCCAATCCGGGTCTGGCCGCCCTTGGCCCGGTCCTGCCGCATGGCACCCCGATCACCCTGCCGCCTCGGCGCCAGCAGACCAAGCCGGGACTGAACCTATGGGACTGACCGACAAGACTCCCACCATCACCGCCTACGCCACCAGCCTGGGTACGGCTGCCGGCGCCGCCTCGCTGACGGTCAACGAATGGGTCGCGATCTGCGGCCTGGGCCTGGCTGTGGCCACCTTCGCGGTCAACGCCGTCTACAAACACCTCCATTATCGGTTGGAGAAAGCCCGCCATGTCGCTGAAAACAAAGATCATTGACCAAGTCATCGGCCGCGAGAAGGGCTATGTGAACGACCCTCTCGATCTTGGCGGCGAGACCAATTGGGGCGTCACCGAAGGTGTGGCCAGGGCCTATGGCTATCACGGTCCCATGAAGGACATGCCGCGCCATGTGGCCGAAGCCGTCTATGCCGACCTCTATTGGAACTGCCTGCGCCTGGATGACGTCGAGGCGATCAGTCCCGAGATTGCCGCCGAACTGGCCGATACCGGCATCAACATGGGTGTCGGCATGGCGGGCCGCTTCCTTCAGCGCGCGCTGAACGCCTTCAACGATCGCGGCCGTCTTTGGCCGGACCTGGTCGTCGACGGGCTGGTGGGCCCCCGTACCATCGGCGCCTTGCACGAATACGCCCGCCGCCGAGCCGATCAAGGGCGGCGCATGATGATCGACGTCATGCTGGCGGCGCTGAATGCCCAGCAGGGCCACCGCTATATCGACATCAGCGAAGAGCGCCAGGAAAACCAGCGCTTCACCTTCGGCTGGTTCGCCCATCGTGTCGTCACGCCCGCCCTTTCTCTCTGACCTGGGAAACCATCCATGACCACCAAGCCTTGGTATCTCTCCCGCACCATCCTCGGCAGCCTGCTGTCCAGCGTCTCCGCCTTCCTGGCCATCTTCGGCGTGCAGATCTCGCCCGAGCTGCAGGGGCAGGTCGTCGAACTCGTCCTGGCGATCTCCACCGCCGGCGGCCTGCTGCTGACTATCATCGGCCGGATCAAGGCACGCAGCGGCATCAACTTCGGTCGCTCTTCCGGCACCGGAAGCGGCACCGCTCTAGCGCTGCTGCTGGCCACGCCCCTGGCCCTGACGCTTCTCCTTGGCGCCTGCGCCACGCCCGCCGCCCAGTCGCCGGCACAGCGTGTCTATGCCCTGCAGGCCGATTACACCGCCGCACAGGCCATGGCCGTGGGCTATGTCGAGAGTTCGGCGGCGAAACCGGCGGTGGTGGCCGTGATCCAGGAAGCCGATGCCGCCGCCTATGTCGCCCTTGGCCGCGCCCAGTCGGCTGTACGGGCCGGTGACGATCCTCTGATTCCCTCCTTGATTGCCACGGCAGAGCATGCGGTCAAGCGCTTGGTCGCCTTGGTGACGCAGCTGGAATGATCAGTCCCCGCCACATCAGCCCCCTCAGACCTGCAGGATTCCCGCCATGCCCTCCACCATCCATCTGATCCATCTCGGCCTGACGCTGGCCGAAGCCGCCGCCCGTGGGGTGGTGATTGCCATCGAAGCCCGCGACCTGGTGCGCAGGCTGGCCGATGAAGGCCGCGATCCGTCGCCGGAAGAATGGAGTCGGCTCAATGCTTTATCGGATGAGCTTCATTCGAGAATTCAGGGAGAGGGGAGGTGAAGAAGCTCACCGAGGCGCGGGACTATCTTCTGGCCTCGGCCCTGGGCCTGAAGGCCAAGGATCTGCTCACTTTCGCCGAAAAAGGGGCCGTCACTGCCTATCGGGGGGACGGCCCTCCATCATTCAAGGTCTCCTATACCGCGCATCTGGTCGTTGTCGGCTTTCCAGGTAACCCCCAGGATCTGCTCTTCGTAATGCTCTCCTGGATGGATCGCCATCTTCCATCGGCGCCGCCGGATGCCCTGAAATTCCATGTCGACATTATCGACCACAAGGCTTCCGACATCTCGATGCAGATCGAAATGGCCGACGTGATCAAGGCGACGGTCCTGCCGGGCGGCACGATGCTGCAGGCGCAGGACGATCCCGATGCCTTGGGTGAACTCATAGCCGACCAAGCCTTGGGGCTGCATGATGAATAGCGCGGATACAGCCTTCGCTGGATTGGACGCTTGGCTGCGCAAAGCGATGGCTGCCCTGGAGCCCGGGGAAAGGCAGAAGCTATTTCGGGAGATGGCGCGGGAATTGCGCAAGCGGAACCAACAGCGCATCACCCGTCAGGCTGGGCCTGACGGCCAGCCCTGGGAACCGCGTAAGCGCAATGCAAAGGGGCGGGTCCGCTCGACCGCAAAGATGCTGATCGGCCTGCGTGCCGTGCGCCGGATGGTGATCAGCGCCGACGGGAACGGAGCGGAAATCGGCTATCGCGGCCGCAACGCCCAGATCGCCGCCGTCCATCACCACGGCCATGTCGATAATGTCGCGCCGAACGGTCCTCGGGTGAAATATCCGGCCCGCCAGCTGCTGGGGCTGAGCGTGGCCGACTTGGACTGGGCTCGCGCCCGGATCCTCGAACATCTGTCGGACGCGATGCGTTGACAGACGAGCCGGGTGTCGCCCAGTCCATGGCATCTCTATGAACCGCCGCAGGTAATCAGAACTTCTCCGACGCGCTTTCCTTTCCCTTTGCTGACGGAATAGGTGGTTTCCACGGCTTCAACCCGGAACCCCTGGAAGATCTGCCGCACTTCGGGCACGTCGTTCAAAGACAGGATGAATTTCCCTTTCAGCTTCGCCAGCTGGGCCGCCAGGACCTCGAAGTCCGCGCGGCAGAACATCCCCTTGCCATAGTCGCTTTCGCAATTCCAATAAGGCGGGTCGAGGTAGAACAGGGCGTCCGGCCGGTCGTAACGTTCGAGAAAACTCCCATAGGGCAGGCACTCGATTACGACACCGGCTAGCCTGGAATGGACTTCCTCCAACAGTGGCGCCAGCCTGGTGATATCGAAGCGGGCCGGTCTGTTGCTGCTGACGCCGAAATTTCTGCCCGAGATCTTGCCGCCGAAACATGTGCGCTGCAGGTAGAGGAACCTTGCAGCGCGTTCCATGTCCGTCAGCGTTAAAGGGTCAGTGGCGACCAAGCGCTCGAATTCGGCCCGGCAAGTCAACTGGAACTTCATCATCTCCAGGAATGGCACGTAATGCCGTTGCAGGATCCTGAAGAGGTTGGCTACGTCGCGGCCATAGTCGTTGATCACTTCGACCGGGGCGGCTGTCGGCCTTCGAAGGAATACACCTCCCATCCCGACAAAGGGTTCGGCATAGAGATGATGGGGGATCGAAGCGATCCGCTTGATGATCGTGGCGGCAAGGTTCCGTTTGCCACCCAGGTAGGGTGCCACCGGCGATGTAGAGCGCACGGGGCGATGATCTGTATTGATGGGCATTGCACCTCTCGAGAAAGTCAGATGGAGCGGGCCGCCATGACTGGCGCGAACCCGGGCGGTTTCTCGAACATCTGTCTGTCCCGAGGTGATAGCGGGAAGGGGTTGGAATGCGGGCGAAACAACCCTCTGACGGCTGAACCGGACAAGGCCTTGTGCCCATGCTGAGGCATGAGCCATTCGCTGTCGGAACTCTATCGGAAACTCTCCAACTTGATCGGCCTCGGCACCATCGCCGAGGTCGATCATTCTTCTGCGCGGGTACGGGTAGAGATCAACGGCCGCGTCTCGGGATGGCTCCCATACCCCGCCGATATCGGCAACAATTACATCCGCTGGCGTCCGCTACGCGCAGGGACGCAGGTCTTGCTGGCATGCCCCGCCGGAGATCCGGCCAATGCGGTCATCGTCCAGATCCTCTATTCCCAGCCTTTGCCGCCGCCCGGGGACGAGGCAGGGCGCGACCTGGTGCAGTTCAACGACGGCACCACGCTTCAGTATGACAGCGATGCCAGGGTTTTGACCGTCGTCAGTGCCGGCAAGATCGCCATTCAGGCCGCCGACGCCGTCGATCTCACCGCCGGCGGCGCCGTTACCATTTCGGCTGCCGCCCCGGTTAGCATCTCCGCCCCCTCGATCTCGATGACGGGCACCACCGGCGGCGCCAGCCTGACCGGCAATTTCACCCTGACCGGCAGCCTGTCCATTACCGGAGATATTTCGACCAACGGCAATATCTCGGCCACCGGCACGATCATGGACGGCGGCGGCAACTCGAACCATCACACGCATTGAGGCCGCCAATGCCCGGCATGAACCGACACAGCGGCGCCTCTCTGTCAGAGATCGACCACATTCGCCAGTCCATCGGCGACATCCTGACCACGCCGATCGGTACGCGCCTGATGCGCCGCAGCTATGGCGCCCATGTCTTCGACTTGGTCGACGCCCCCGGCAATGCCGTCGGCGGCCTGCGCATGGTGGCCGCCGTGGCCGATGCCCTCGAACGCTGGGAACCCCGGGTCCATATGGCTTCCGCGCGGGTCAGCCCTGGCGCGGACGGGCGCGCCGTGGTCACGATCCGCACCATCGTCCGTTCCACCGGCGAGGCCTTGTCGCCGGTCGAGGTGGTGCTATGACCACCTTCAGCCAGATCAAGCTAGACCAGCTGCCGCCCCCCGATGTCGTCGAGGCCCTGTCCTACGAGGACATCCTGGCCGAGATGATCGCCGATCTGAAAGCTCGCGGCGAATACACGGCCATCATGGAATCGGATCCGGCGATCAAGCTGCTGGAAGTCGCCGCCTATCGCGAAATGTTGCTTCGTCAGCGTGTCAACGACGCCGCCCGCGCCGTCATGCTGGCTACGGCCAAGGGAGCGGATCTCGATCATCTGGCCGCATGGCCCTATCCGGTCCAGCGCCAGGTCGTGGATCCGGGTGACCCGCATGCCATCCCGCCCAGGCCGCCGGTCATGGAAAGCGATGAACGCTTCAAGCAGCGCATCATGCTCGCCCCGGAAAGCCTGTCGGTGGCCGGGCCGGACGGCGCCTATATCAGCCACGCCTTGGATGCCTCGCCGCAGGTTAAGGATGTCGCGGTCGAAAGCCCTGCGCCGGTCGAGGTGGTGGTGACGATCCTGTCGATCGAGGGCAAGGGCATTCCCTCGCCCGAATTGCTGACTGTGGTCGAGGCGGCGCTGCAGGGGAAGAAGGTTCGCCCGCTGACCGATCGCGTCACCGTCCAGGCGGCCGAGATCGTCGAATACGATCTGGTTGCGCGCATCGACCTTTACCCCGGGCCGGATGCCGAGGTGGTACTGGCCGCCAGCAGGAAGCAGGCACAGGCCTATGTGCAAGACCATCATCGTCTCGGCGATCCCCATACCGATTCCGGTTTGAAGGCAGCCCTTACGGTGCCGGGCGTCAAGCGCGTGATCCTGGACAGCCCGCAGGCCGATATCAATCCGGCCTCCCACCAGGCGGTCTGGTGCAACTCGATTTCCATCAGCCTGAACGGTGGCGGCAATGGCTGATCTCCTGCCGCCCAATGCGACCCCGCTGGAACGCGATCTCTCCGAGGTGACGGCGCGGATCGGGGGCCTGGATGTTCCGGTGGACCAGTTGTTCGATCCCCGGCGCTGTCCGGCCGATCTGTTGCCCTGGCTGGCCTGGCGCCATCGCGTCCTGATCTGGAATCCCTCCTGGCCGGAAGCGGTCAAGAGGGCCGTCATTGCGGCTGCACCGGAAATCAATGCTACTCGCGGCACGCCGCATGCCGTCGAGACGGCACTGTCCAGTCTGGGCTGTTCCTTCACGATGTCGGAATGGTTCGAGCAGCAGCCGCCAGGGCAGCCCGGCACCTTCCAGGTCGATTTCTTCGTCAATGGATCGCAGGCCCTGCTCGACCAGGATCTTTTCCGTGACGCGCTGGCCAGCATCCAGGCAGCCAAGAACACCAGGTCGCATTTCCACATTCGCGCAGGCGCCGAACACGGTGCCGGCATGGGAATGGCGGCAGTCTGCGTACCGCGCCAGTGGATCGACGCCACGGCGACTGGCGGTGGCCGTGACGGAGCCTCGGCCATGATCGGCTTGGCCGCCGGTACCCATGTCGCTCCCCGCACCAAAGCCACCACGAGGGCCGTATGACCGACGTTACGCTCAACATCAAGCTGACCGATGCAGGCATGGCTGCTGTCGCGGCCGCACATGGCCAGGGCCTGCAGGCGAAGATCACTCATGTGGCGATCGGCGACCAGGGCTATGAGCCCTCGGCCGACGCCGTGTCTTTGCGCGGCGAGAAGGCACGTGTGGCTTTGACGGCAGGCGGGCCGCTGGGGCTCAACCAGGTGCTGTTGCAAGGGGTGGTTCCGGCAGAGGGACCGGACTTCTTCATCCGCGAGATGGGCTATTTCCTGGAAGACGGGACCTTGCTTGGCCTTTGGTCGGATCCTGAAATCCCCCTTGGCTGGATCGGCGGCGCGACCCCCTGGTTCTTCAAATTCTCCTTCGCCTGGACGGCTCTGCCCGATTCTTCGATCACGGTCGTGATTGCCGATGATGCCGGGCAGGGCGGCATGGCGCTCGACCTGGCGCAGCTCGAAGGCAAGGTTCGGCATACCGTCGAGACAGGGGGGCTGGAATGGGCCAACGCCGATCCGACCCAGCTCACCGCTGCGGTCGCTCGCTTGCTTGCGGCCGGGATCGAGGAGCATGAAGGCAGCCGCAACCATCCTGGTGCAACGACATCGGCCAAGGGAATGGTTGCCCTGGCAAGCTCAGCCGAGGCCCAGGCGGGAAGCAACACTACGAAGGCGGTGACGCCTGCGGCGCTGAAGGCTGCCGTCCCCTCTCATCTGCCGGAACACCTTGCTCAGACGGCGCTGGATGGTCGCTATCGCAATGCCGACAATCTGAATGCCGGGACTGTGCCGGTCGATCGATTGCCGACTCTTCCGCTGGCAAAAGGAGGCACCGGCGCGACTACTGCTGCAGGGGCTCGGAACAATCTTGGTGCCGCCGGCGCCGCTACCATGATCTCCGCCGGCAATGGGTTGACCGGGGGCGGCGATCTCTCGGCAAACCGATCCATCGCCTTGGGAACGCCCGGCACCCTGACGGCCACCACCACCAACGCGGCGACTGCCGAGAGCCACACCCACAATATCGACATCGCCACTCAGGCCGAGGCCGAGGCGGGGACGAACACGACCAAATTAATGACGCCCCAGCGCGTGGCGCAGGCCATCTCCGCGCTGGTCGGCTTGATCAATATTGTTAACGGCACCTCCGGCACCTTGACCGTTGCCCGGGGCGGCACGGGGGCGACCTCGGCCGCCGCAGCCCTGTCCAATCTGGGAGGCACGCCGGCCGGACGCACCATCACTGCCGGCAATGGGTTGGTCGGCGGCGGCGACCTCTCGGCCAACCGCACCCTCGCCCTGGGCACGCCCGGCACCCTGACGGCCACCACCACCAATGCGGCGACCGCGGAGAGCCACACCCACAATATCGACATCGCCACCCAGGCCGAGGCCCAGGCCGGCACCAACAGCGCCAAGTTGATGACGCCTCAGCGCGTAGCGCAGGCCATCGCTGCGCTGGGCGGTGGATTAGGCCAGGGACAAACTTGGCAGGATGTTTCGGCGCAGCGGCAGATCAACACGACATACCAAAACCCCACCAACAGATCCATGCAGGTAGCTGTTATGGGGCGAGGCTCAAGCACAGGAGCCCAAGCCTTTAAAGTGTCTCCTGACAATTCTGTATGGACAACTGTGGGCAATGCCGGGGGCAATAACATTGGTAATAGTTATAACGGCAACGTCAACGTAATAATTCCGCCAAGGCACTATTATCGTGTTGAGGGCGGTGGGATTTTTTATTGGGCGGAGACAATAAATGTCTGAGCGCGGATTTTATCATCCCGAACGCGGCTATTGGCAGGCCATCGGCGAGGTCCCCGAGGACATCCGCGAGTCCTATCCCGAGGGCACGATTGAGGTGCCGCTGCGACCATCACCCAACCACGAATGGAAGGGTGGCGAGTGGGTCGAGATGCCTGCTCCGCCGCTCGCTCGCGAGGACCTGCTTGATTATTTGGCCGCACGGCGCTGGCAGGCCGAAATCGGCGGGACCCTCTGGAACGGCTGGCATTTGCGCACCGATGAAGCCAGCCAAGCAAAATACTTGGCTGAACTGCAGGCCATAGCCCTGGGCATCCGCAGCGCCGACGAACTGTGGAAATTTCCCCACGGCTTTGAACCCATTTCCAACCAGCAAATGCAGGAAATGGCCATCCAGGCCCGCCAGCATGTCCTTCAATGCTTCGCCCTTGAGGCGCAGCTTGCCGCCGGCATCAAAGGCGGAACCATCACCACTCTCGAACAGATCGACAGCGCCTTTGCGGCGCTGGAGCCCCAGGGGGAATAGCCCATGTCCGATTACCATCACGGTGTACGCGTCATCGAGATCTCGGAAGGCACGCGGCCGATCCGAACCATTGAAACCGCTGTCATCGGGTTCGTCGCCACCGGGCCGGATGCCGATCCCGTCCGCTTTCCGCTGAACCGCCCCGTCCTGATCACCGATGTCATGGGGGCCCTGGGGGCGGCGGGTTCCAGCGGCACGCTGCCTTATGTGCTTGATGCCATCAAGGATCACGGCTCGCCCCTGACCATCGTGGTGCGGGTGGAGGAAGGCGAGGATATGGCCGAAACCACCAGCAATGTGATCGGTGGCGTGGTCGATGGCCGCAAGACCGGCCTGCAGGCCCTGACTGCTGCCAAGGCCATGTTCGGCGTTCAGCCGCGGATCCTGGGCGCGCCTGGTCTCGATTCCCTGCCGGTGGCGACCGAACTTGCCGCCATCGCCCAGCTGACCCGCAGCTTCGCCTATGTCTCGGCCTGGGAATGCGAGACCATGGAAGCGGCGGCCCTGTACCGCGATAATTTCGGCCACCGCGAGATTATGGTCATCTGGCCGGACTTCGTGAACTGGGACACCGTGGCCAATGCCGACCGCACGGACTGGGCCACCGCCCGTGCCTTGGGCCTGCGCGCGCAGATCGACCAGGATGTTGGCTGGCACAAGACCCTCTCCAACGTGCCCGTCAATGGCGTCACCGGCATCAGCAAGGATGTCTTCTGGGACCTGCAGTCGCCGTCGACCGATGCCGGTTACCTCAACGCTGCCGACGTCACCACGCTGATCAACAACAAGGGCTATCGGTTCTGGGGCTCGCGCACCTGTTCGGCCGATCCTCTCTTCGCCTTCGAAAGCTCCACCCGTACCGCCCAGGTCCTCGCCGAGACGATGGCCGAGGCGCATTTCTGGGCGGTCGACAAGCCCATGCACCCGACGCTTGCCCGCGACATCGTGGAAGGCGTCAACGCCAAGATCCGGGAATTGGTACTGAACCAGTACCTGATCGGCGGCGGCGCTTGGTTCGATCCGGCCAAGAATTCCAAGGAACAGCTGAAGGACGGAAAGCTGACCATCAGCTACGACTACACGCCGGTGCCGCCGCTCGAAAACCTGATGTTCGAACAGCGCATCACCGACGACTACCTGATCGACTTTGCCGCCCAGATGGCCGCCTAAAGGAGGGCTCCCGACATGCTTCCCAAGAAGCTCTACAACTTCAATGTCATCTTCGAGGGCCATCCCCTGGCGGGCTTGGTCGAGGAGATCACCCTGCCTGTCCTCGAGCGGCAGATGGAGGAATATCGCGGCGCCGCCATGCTGGGGCCGGTTTCCCTTGACCTCGGCATGGCCGCCCTGCGTCTGGACTTCACGCTGGCCGAACACAACGCGCATATCCTCGAAGCCTGGGGCGTGACCGAGGCCTCCGGCACCGGCCTGCGCTTCCTCGGCGCGGCCATGGCCGACGACAGTTCGGCCAGCGATGCGATCGAGGTTTCGGTACGTGGCCGCATCCAGAAGTTCGAACCCGGCACTGCCAAGGCGGGCGAACTTACCAAGCCCAAGGTCGAGATGCCGCTGACCTATTACCGCTACAGCGTCAACGGGAATCCCCTGATCGAGATCGACCTGGTCGGCGGCACCGAGATCGTCAACGGCGTCAACCGATCCTCCCAGGTGCTGCGCGCCCTGGGGCTTTCCTGATCCTTATGCCCGTACAGGATGAACCGACATGAACACCAAGCCCTTCACCTTCAGCAATCCGATCCCCTATGGCGACAAGGATCTGACCGAGATCACCCTGCGCCGTCCCATGGCCGGCGACCTGCGCGGCATCAAGCTGCGCGGGCTGCATGACATGGAAGTCGATACCCTGCTGGCGATCGTGCCGCGTATTGCCACGCCGCAGATCACTGCCGGCCAACTCGCCGCCATGGATGCCGCCGACACGCTTCGGCTGATCGAAGAGGTTTCGGGTTTTTTCACGGACTGACCCGGCCTCTGCCGGACGATACCTTGATGGCCTGGGGGGTGATCATGCGGACATTCCCCGGATCTTTCCCCCCGGCCGTCTTCGATTCCCTTCCGCTCGACCGTCTTGCCGAAGCCTATGACCTCGCTGTGACCTTCCTGGAAATGGAGGCCGAGGCCGTCAAGGCCGCCAAGGGGTAAGAAATGGCCAGCCTGAAACTACAAATCTTCCTGGATGCGGTGGACCGCATCAGCAAGCCCTTCCGCCAGGCTCGCCAATCTACTGACAGTCTGCGGGGGGCGATGTCGGAAACGGCGCAGCGGGTCAGGTCTCTCGAAAAGACTTCGGCCGACCTTGAGGCGTTCCGCCGCCTCAAGGCCGATGCCCGGACCAATGCCACTGCCTTCGACCAGGCGCAGGCGAAAGTCGGCCGCCTGGCGCGCGAAATGTCCCAGGCGGATCGTGTCACCAAGGCCATGCGCTCGGAATTCGCGGCGGCCAAGCGCGAGGCTGCCCAATTGGGGCAAGCCAAGCAGGCCAATGCCCTGGCCACCCAGGAGATGCGGCGCAGGCTGGCGGCCGCAGGTATCGACACCAAGCAACTGTCCACCGCGCAGCGCCGCCTGCGCAGTGATCTGGATGCCGCGCGCCGGGCCGCTGATCAGCAGGCACAGGCTTTCGACCGGGCCAGAAAGCAAGCCGACGCGCTGGCCAAGGCGCGCGCGCGCATGGACAAGACCCTGGCCCGACAGCAAAGCATTGCCGTTACCGGCGCCGCAGGGGTGGCGGCCGGCGGCAGTGCCTTGGCCATTGGCTCCAAGGTGGCGGGGGCAGGGATCAATTTCGAGGAATCCATGTCGGCCGTGGGCGCCCTGGCGCGCCTGGACAAGACCAGCGAGGCTTTCCAGGCCCTGAAGCGTCAGGCCCAGGAATTGGGCGCGGCCACCAGCTTCAGTGCTTCCGAAGCCGCCGGGGGGATGCAATTCCTCGCCATGGCGGGGTTCGAGGCCAACGACATCCTGGCCGCCATGCCCGGCATGCTCGACTTGGCGAAGGCCGGCAACACCGATCTGGCACAGACGGCGGATATCGCCTCGAACATCTTGTCCGGCTTCGGGCTCGAGGCGTCGGAAATGTCCCGGGTGGGTGATGTGATGGCGGCGACCTTCACCCGGTCGAACGTCAATATGCAGATGCTGGGCGAATCCATGAAATACGTGGCGCCCATCGCCAAGGAACTCGGGACGTCGGTGGAAGAGGCGGCGGCGTTGACCGGCTTGCTGGGCAATGTCGGTATCCAGGGATCCCAGGCGGGCACGGCCCTGCGCGCCCTCCACAACCGCTTGGCCGCTCCTCCCACGGCTGGTATTCAGGCGCTAAGGACGCTGGGCGTCACTACCCGCACGGCGACCGGCGATCTGCGCTCGATGACCGATATCCTGGCCGATGTGGCGAAGGCCACGGAAGATCTGGGTAATGCCGACCGCATCGCCGCCTTCAAGGCGATCGCCGGCGAGGAAGCCGGTGCCGCCATGGCCCAACTGGTTTCTGAAGGCGGTTCCGGCGCCATTGCCAAATTCACCGATATCCTGCGCAACAGCGAAGGCGAAGTCAGCCGGATCGCCAGGGCCATGGGCGACAATGCCGCCGGCGATATCAAGGAATTCGGCAGCGCCATCGAGGGCCTGAACATCACCCTGACGGAATTGAACATCAGTCCCATACGCGACCTGACCCAGACGGCGACAAGGGCGGTGCGTGCGGTACAGGGCTGGGTTCAGGAAAATCCGCGGCTTGCCGCAGGCCTGACCCGGGTGGCGGCCATCGTCGCCGGCCTGGTCTTCCTGGGCGGCACGCTGGCCATCGCCATTGCCGGTATTCTCGGCCCCTTCGCCATGATGCGCTTTGCCCTGACGGCCATCGGCATCAAGGCCGGTCTCCTGGGGGGAGGGCTGCCGGTGGTGGCCGCCGGCATCAAGGCGATCAGCGCTGCCCTGCTGGCCAACCCCATCGGCCTGGTGGTGATGGGGATCGCCGGTGCGGCGCTGCTGATCTACACCTTTTGGGAGCCGATCAAGGGGTTCTTCACCGGCCTGTGGGATGCCATCACCGCGCGCTTCTCCAGCGCCTGGACCGTCATCCAGACCCTGCTTAGCTTCACGCCCCTGGGGCTGATTGTCGCGGCCTGGGAACCGATCCAGGGTTTCTTCAGCGGCCTATGGGAAGGCATCACCGGAATGTTCACGGCTGCTTGGGACTTCGTCCTGGGCAGGCTTGAAGCAGTGAAGGCGCCGATTTCCTGGCTGAGCGATAAGTTGGGTGGGCTATTTGGCGGGGGGAATGGCCAAGTCAGTGCTGTGCCGTCTTCGACGATCGCCGCGCCGCCAGCCATCCAGGAGCCGCGTCCCATCCGCACGACGGCGGTGGCGGCGGTGGCTGCCGTTGCGGCTACGTCGCCCGTCGCGGCGGCGGCACAGGCCCCGGCACCTGTTACCCAGCACATCCAGATCACGGTAAACCCGGCCCCCGGCATGGACGAGGCCGCCCTGGCGCGCGAGGTCCGGCGGCAGCTTGAACTCGCCCAATCCCGCGACCGCGCCGCCGCCCGTAACCGCCTCTATGATGGGACTGAATAGTGATGTCCGCGCCTCTCATGGCCTTGGGCCTTTTCACCTTCGGCCTCAACACCGCCCCCTTCAACGAGCTCAAGCGATCCACTCAGGAACGCTGGGAAAGCAGGAACCCGGTGGGCACCGGCCCGGCCTACCAGCATCTTGGACCGGGCGAGGACAGCATCACCCTGGATGGCGTCTTGATGCCCGAACTGACGGGCGATGCGGCCAATCTCGACAAGCTGCGGGACATGCAGGCCGATGGCAAGGCGTGGATCCTGGTCAGCGGCCAGGGCGAGAACCTGGGCAAATGGTTTATCCAGTCCGTCGAGGAAACCCAAAGCCATTTCGCCGGGCCGGGTTTGGCGCGGCGTATTTCCTTCACGCTGAAGCTGACCCGCTATTGGGATGAATCCTCAGATCGGTTGGGCAATTTGATGGATAGCATGCCGGAGAACCGATGATCCCTGCCTTCTGCATCACCGCCGATACCATCGACGTTACGGGGCGCTTGGCGAAGCGCATGATCAGCCTGCGCCTGACCGACAAGCCGGGTATGGAGGCCGACGAGGTGGAAATCGTCCTCTCCGATGCCGACGGCGCCCTGAACTTGCCCCGCCGGGGTGCCACGCTGCGCGTGGCCATCGGTTGGCAGGGCGAGCTGGTCGAGAAGGGCAGCTTCCAGGTGGACGAGGTTTCCCATTCCGGCCCGCCGGATGTCCTTACCATCCGCGCTCGGGCGGCTCAGTTCCAGGGGCCGCTGAAGGACCAGCGCGAGGAAGCCTATGACGGCCTGACCCTGGGCGAGATCCTGACGGCCATCGCCAGGCGCAACAACCTGGTTCCGGCCATCGAGGCGGGGCTGGCAGCAATCGCCATCGCCCATATCGACCAGACCAACGAAAGCGACGCCAATTTCCTGACCCGCCTGGGCCAGGACTATGACGCCATCGCCACCATCAAGGGCGATCACCTGCTGTTCATGCCGTCCGGGCATCCTGTGACCTTGAGCGGTCGCCCCCTGACCCCGGTGCTGGTCACTCGGGCCGACACCGACCGCCACGACTTCACCATCGCCGATCGCGGCTCCTATACCGGCGTGCGCGCGAAGTGGCGCTATCTCTTCAGCTCCGCCACCCTCTACGCCATCGCGGGCGAGGAGGGGGGCAGCATGAAGACGCTGAAACGGGACTTTCCGACGGAAGAGGAAGCGCAGGCGGCGGCCAATGCGGAACTGGCGCGCCTGCGCCGGGGGCAGAAGGAAATCCGCCTTTCGCTGGCCAAGGGCCGCCCCGAGATCATCGCCAACCGGCCGCTCACCCTGTCAGGCTGGCGGCCCGAGATCGACAACACCCAATGGCTGGCGGGCGAAGTGGTGCATACCATCGCCGATGGCGGCTATGTCACCGAGGTGACGGCGCAGACGGCGGGGTGAGAATTTTCTGTGAATGAAGTTAAATTGTAATAGGGTTGCATCCCCCAAGTTCCCTATTAAAATAATTAGCCAGCCAGGAATATTTTGCTCTTATCTTTGGCGAATTTTCCTCTTTAAGGCGTTGGCAGATTGCCTCCCTAATATCCTCAGGAGACGGACTTTCTGATAAACCTATCCATTCTGGGTGAAGGTAATTCAGCATCCACCATCCATCAGCATCTTTTTGGATGACCGCAGCTTTATCTGCTCTCACGTTTTGTAATTCATTCTCCACATACCTTTCCCAGAGGTCCACGACCTCCTGCGTCAAGAGAATGCGGGGATAGATGGCGCATTCGCTTTCAATTTTATGTGCCTCGACCAGGGCTGGACCCATAAGAAAATCTTTATCATGGTGAAAAGATCCAAAGGAAACTGCTCCTCTGCAGGGCAGGCCCATTTTAAGCAGGAAGCAAATTAAATTCCCAACCTCTCTAAAAACAAACCATAATTTTTCTTTCGATCCTGATATAACAATAGAGTCTGAAAAAAATGACATATCAATCCAGCTGTCATCCCTATTATCTTTCATTATTTTGTAGATAAAATCATGCTCGTTTTTGAGGCGAAGGAGCATGTTTTTAAGTTTTTCTATTCCACTTTTTTGGGAGTCAACCTCTGTATCGCATACAAATTTTGAGAAGCCGAGAACGTCAAAATAAGCCACTACTCGGTCCCGATATGGGCTGTCTCCTTTCCTCAAGCGACGAAGATCTGGAAAAGAATTTGATATAAATTTATTTTTTTCCTCTCTTATTATTTGTTTAGTCTCTTGAGCCTCTGTCGCCCTCCCTTCCTCCCTTGCCTCTCGAAGAGCATCTTCAATACCCTTTCGCAGAGCGGGGTAGTTAATTCTCATCCCTGCTTCGTGAATGTTCTTGCTAGCTAATTCTTCAGCCCATTCTTTCAAGTCCCGCATAGCATTCCTCTTTCTAAGTAATAATAACATTCTCTCCAACAAGACATAAAATCTATTATCATGTGGTCACGATTTTTATGGCAGTCATGGAGCAGTCTGTCATTGACCCCGCTCGTTTCTCCGTCATCCGTGACGCCCTCTCGGCGCATGCCCCATGCGCCAGTAACAAAAAAAGAGAGGATGATATGGAGCGCAAAGACCTCGAAGATCTGATCCGGGGCAGCATCAAACCCGTAAAGAAACCGGCGCCTCAACCGGGCGACCCGGCCATCGATGCGCTGGTCAAGCTGGCCATCCTGGCGATTACCGCCGCGTCCATGCTGGTCATCGTGACGCGAGCCGTATGATGTTGCCCATGCTGGCCAGATCGACGGGGCCATTGTTGCTGCGCTGGTCGACCACATAATCGTGTAGGGCCAGCGCCAGCTCCGAAAATTTGGCCGGACTGGCATAGATGACATCGCCATCCTGGGTGGCGCCGATCATCGCCTGCAGCACGTCGGACATCACGTCGGCCCGCAAGGCTCGATTCTTGTCGGGATGCACGGCCAGATCGGCGCCGCCACCGGCGCATAGCCATTTGAAATCGATCTTGGCTGCCTTCGCCAAGCGCCATAGCCCCTCGGCAGGCACCTTCACCGATCCCGCCAGCCATTTGTTGAACTGTTCCGTGGTAACGCCGGCCGCCTGGGCAGCTGCGCCTTTGCTGGCAAAGCGCGCCATCACTACCGCCAGGCGTTCGCCCAGCTCGCGCCGGTAGGTCTCAACATCGTCCATCAGGGCACCGCATCACGATTAAGATCGACATGATTCGCCAAATTGGCGACTATCTTCGCCATTTGCGCTTGCAAATACCGATTTTAATCGGTATCCGTTCAACGATGTTGAAAACATCCCTCGATTTTACTCGAGAGGCAACCATGCACAACGATTGGGCGAGAGAAAAAATCAAGGCGGAACTGGCGCTGAGGGGGCTCAGTCTCAGCAGTGTCGCCCGTAACGCGGGCCTCGACCGTACCGCCGGATCGGTCGCCCTAAAGCGGCATTGGCCCAAGGCCGAACAGGCCATCGCCAAAGCCATCGGCAAGAAGCCCGAGGAAATCTGGCCGAGCCGATATCCGACAGCTAGTGGCGAGGAACCTCCGTCGTGAAGGTGATCGCCATGCCGAAATCCAGCAACAAGACCCAGTGCCCGCACTGCGAAACCGACTGCAAGACGGTCAAGACCAAGCAGATTTCGCGGATGTACCGGGAAGTCACCTATGTCTGCCAGAACCCGAAATGCGGCCATATCTTCGTCGCGTCCGTGACGCCGGTGCGCACCCTCGCACCCAGCGCGGCGCCATGCGATGACGTCCGCATCCCGGTTCTGGCCTAGTCGCTCAACGGGGGATCAGCATGTACCAGACGGCAATACCGGCTTATGGGGCAGGGCAGGGGGCACGACTATCCGCCCCCCATCCTGTCGCCACTCGCTCAGGCCAGGCGCTGTGCTGCCAGGGCGTGGCGGGCAGCATCGGCCAGGAAGGCCGAGCGCTTGCCTTCCCCGGCAACCCGGTCGATTTCCTCGATGAGGTTTTCGTCCATGGTGATGTTGATTCGTTTCACTCGGCCCGGCACGCCGACTTCAATCAGCACCCGGACCACTTCCTGTACGTCGGCGTCGACCTCGATCTTGTCCAGCGGGGTCGGATCGGGAATGGGGTCGCCGTATTCGGCCATGACGGCGATATGCCCCGTCAGGGCTTCCTGGCCCATCTCGACCGTTTCCTCGATGCTGTCGCCCGCACTTCCGCAGCCGGGAAAGTCGGGAAAGAAGATGCTGTAGCCGGGCTCCTCGCCCCGCTCGATGATGCCCACATAGCGTCGGCGCATGTCACTGTCTCCGCTGTTGGGAATGGTTGCAAAGAAGGGGAAGGAAGCTGCTTATCGCAGCTTCACCCCGGCCTGTTTCTCGATGCTCCTGACGGTCCCGACCTTCATGTCCTTCTTGGGGTGGGGCACCGTGGTGGTTCCTGGCTTTGTCGGGTGGCGGTAGTGGTGATGGCTGCCGTTGACCCTGACCAGATACCACCCATCGGCTTCGAGCCTTCGGATGATCTCTCTGCTGTCCATTCCCCTGTCCTCGTTGCTTATGTGTGTATGATACACATAGTTGACGAGGGGGCGCAAGCGGATAAGTGTGTGCAGCACACACCTTCCTCAAAAGAGGGCCAAAGCAATAATAGCAATTACAGTCAAAATGGCTGCTCCCCTCATCAGCTTGGCTCGCTTGGGTTGTTGCGGTTTTGCCTGGGCAGTTCGGGCCGTTTCAGCCGCGTTCTGAGCGGCAATCCATGCCCCCAGACCTCCGGCAGTTCTGTCGTTGGTGCTGGAACTGTACACTGCCTGTGTCTGACGTTGAGAGATGTTGAGGCTTTTTCGATAGCCCAACGCTTCCCAGAAGTCTTGCGCGTCCATGACCTCGCCGTCGCCGTCCACAATCTCGCTGATACGGTCCAGACGAAAGGTCCGCAGGCTTCGCCTCTTCCAGCAATAAGCGAACATGGTGCCTTCATAAACAGGGTCGATGCTGCGAACGGTGACCCAGCGGCGGCTATTGGTGCCGGACGAATCTCTATAGCCGATTCCCATAGCGACGCCGGTCAGATCGCCGTCCGCAGGGGCATCGAAGGAAAGCAGGCGCGGCGTTCCTCGCTTCCCGCTTTGGACCTCGGCCATCAGCGCCTCGAAACCATCACTCATCGCTCTGTCCTTCCCTCCCTTGTTGCAAAACTTTCGGATGAGCGTGCCCACCCTCATTGCGGGAGTCCAGCCGGTTCTTTCAACAATGTTGAATGGATGTTCTTGCACAGCCGCGCCGCCCGGCCTATCGTGCCTTTTGGAGGCGTAAGAACCTCCTGGAACACCGAAAGCGGATGGCCGCCCCGACAGTATGCGGCTATTCTTACGCCCGGATTCTGTCCGGGGCGTGTCTCGCTTCGGCGGGAGGGCGGCGAATACAACACCCGCAAGGGGAATAAGCCCGCTCAAGTCCTGACTTTCGGCAGGTTCCTTGGGTTCTTACCCTCCCGCCACCAGCGCGGTCGTAAGAAGCCATTCTGGTGGTGCGTTCTTCACGCCACCGAAAGGGCTTCTGTCATGACCGACATCCCCATACCCGAAGTGCGCCTTCGCCAATTGCTGCGGGTCGCCCGCATGCTGGCTGCCGTCGCCATCACCCGCGCCGACATGGCCGATCGCGCCCGCCTTGCCGGACATTACGAATTTGCCGCCCAGGTCGAGGCCTCGGCCATCGCCATGGGGCGCGAGGCGCTGAGCGCGGTCGTCTTCCTGCAGGACCTGCTGGCGCAGACCGGCCCCGACACCACCGAGACGACCGAAGGCTGAGCCATGCGAGAGGACATCCGCGAGGATGTCCTGCGCCGCCTGAAGTCCGACTTCCGATTCAAGGAACGCGGGCAATGGCTGCAGCAGGGCACCTGCCCCAAGTGTAACCACAAGGAAGTGTTCACATCGGCCGAGACCCCTTGGGTCGTGAAATGCGGCCGCGAGAACAAATGCGGCTGGTCGGCCACGACGAAGGAGCTCTATCCCGACGCCTTCGGCAAGTTCAACGAGCGCTTCCCCGCCACCACCGAAGACCCCAATGCCACGGCCGACGCCTATATGGCCTTTGTCCGCGGCTTCACGCCATCCAAGATCAAGGGCTGGTATCGCCAGGGCCATTATTCCCACCCCAGGGGCAACCGCACCACCGCCACCGTCGTCTTCGATCTGGACCGGACAAACGGCATCTGGATGGAGCGCCTGATAGAGACCGTGCGAGTCACGGAAGAAGACGGCACGACCGAAGAGCGCAAGGCCAACTTCGTAGGCCCCCACAAGGGTCTGTGGTGGCAGCCGCCCGGCATGGCGGTCGAGGATGGTGACGAGATCTGGCTGGTCGAGGGATGCCTGGACGCCATCGCCCTGCATATGCACGGCATCAAGGCGGTGGCCATCCTGTCCTGCAACAACTATCCGGCCACCATGCTGGATGCCTTGTCGACCAAGGATGTCACCTTGGTCTGGGCGCTGGACAACGATGCCGCCGGGAAGAAGTACACCAAGAAGCATATTGCCCGGGCCCACCAGGAAGGCTTCGAGAACCGTTGCGCCTTGATCCCGCAGAAGGGGCGTAAGAAGACCGACTGGAACGATCTGCATCTGGCCGGTGAGCTGGAGCCGAAGGATGTCGAACGGTATCGCTTCCACGGCGACCTGCTATTGGCGGCGAACGCCATGGAAAAGGGGCTGCTGATCTGGCAGCGCTATGGCTCCCGCGCCTTCGCCGTGAAGCACGATTACCGCACCTTCTGGTGGGAACTGCCCGACGACATCTATGCCGCCAATCTGAAGGCAATCGAAGACGGCACGATCCCTAATCCCGATCCCGATGTGCCCGACGAGGTGGTGGCGGCGAAAAAGTCGGCCAAGGTCTTCACCATCGCCAATTGCGACATCGAGTTCCTGTATTTCCAGCAGAACAAGCTGACCGACGAAAGCTGGTACTATACCCGTGTCCAGTTCCCCCATGGCCGCCACACCATCAAGAACACCTTCACTGGCGGCCAGGTGGCAGCGGCGAGCGAGTTCAAGAAGCGCCTGCTGTCCATCGCGCCAGGCGCTTTGTTCAGCGGCAATACGGGCCAGTTGAACTGGCTGGTCTCGCATTATCTCGATGACATCAAGATCGTCGAAACCACGCCCTTCATCGGCTACAGCAAAGAGCACAAGGCCTGGGTCTTCCCCAGCTTGGCCGTTT